GGTCAAACCACTGCCGCAGGATTTCCAGTCCTCACCGATTCCCGTCCCGTTCGTTGCCGCCATCCGCCCGGTAGCTCTAGGATGCACTACCGGGCGGATGTTTAGCGGAGAGGGCGGGACTACCCCTCTTGTACACCTGTACACTGCTGTATACCATGTCCGCCACAACAGGAGGACAACCACAATGACACTTCGAGACGTGCTGAGTCGCTACGCAATTCTTCAAAACCTGACTGACCGCACCGTGGTTCTCTACGGCCACACGCTTGACCGCTTTGCCGAGTGCATCGGACACGAGCCGACAATCGACGACATCGACGATCTGGTCGTCGCCGGATTCCTCCGATGGCGTGCAGCCACTCCCAGAAAGCGTGGCAAGCCCTCTGCCGCCTCGGTAGCGAAGGACAAGTCCCAACTGACCGCTCTGGCAAACTGGGCGGCTAAGAAGCGTCTGAAGCGTTCAGACGGGAAAGACGTGGAGTTCCTGTCTCTGCCACGGATGCGAAAGATCAGGCACGCCCCGCAGGCGTATACCGTAGACGAGGTGGCACGGATGATCCGGCTGGCGAAGCAACGTATCGGCTGGATTGACGGCAAGCCTGCCGCCTGGTGGTGGAGCACGATCATTTACGCGGCATGGTGCAGCGGTGAGCGTATTGGTCCCCTGCTGGAGATCCGCTGGCAGGACGTTGACCTAGATGGGCAGACGCTTCTGTTCAGGGCAGAGACCCGTAAGGGCAGGTGCACCGACATCCAGCGGGCCATCACGCCTGACCTAGCTGCCATGATGCGAACTCAGGCAGGACCGCCCGAGGCTCTGGTATGGCGTTGGGATCGTGCGTACCACTCGCTCTGGCCTAGCCTGCGGCTGCTGTGCCGGAGGGCGGGCGTGCGTGGCACGGGCTTTCACCGGCTGCGGAAGTCCTCGGCGTCGTACGTCGCCCTCGGAGGCGGTGACGCTACCGAGCACCTCGGACACGCCTCGCCAGAGATGACCCGGCAGCATTACCTAGACCCAAGGATCACGCAGGCGAAGAGGGCGCTGGATTACCTGCCAAAGCTGGATCTGGATGCCAAGAAGGACGATCCCAAGCCGCCGGCGGCGTGACGACTGCAAATGCTCTCGGGCTTGCCAATCAATGCCACGGGATGCCACTGAGCGCACTTGTGGAAGCGTTCCGCAGCATCGTTTATCGTTTATCCAACCGAAAGGAGGCTGAAATGCCATTCAACGTCAAAGAAGAAATCGACAAGTTTTTCCCTTCAGAGCCAAAGCCCGGCGAGTGGTGGAATGTCGCACAAGGGTTGCCGAGAGATTTTGACGAGGTGCTCTTCATCGTTGAAGACGACTCTGCCGAGGGGCTTGTCTACTACGGATACAAAGACGGCTCGCAGTTTGTTGTGCAGTACGAGTTTTCTAAGTTCGCAATCGGAGGACGCGACGGCGTCGCTTTCTGGTCGCCGGTTCCGAACCATGACAAGGCGTTTGCGTGATGCCTTGACCAACTCTGTCAATGTGACAAAACCTCGGCTCTTATCCAAAGCGACCGAGGTTCCGTCACACTTGACGCAGCTGCCACACTGCCGCCATGCCCCACGCCACCCTCCGCTTCCGTTTGCCAGACGAGCAAGCCGAGTTCGACGCCGCCCGCCAGGGCAGCGAAGCGAAGGCTGTGCTGTGGGAGATCGACCAGTACTGCCGCAGCGTCTGCAAGCACGGCGAGCCGAGCAAAGAGACGCGAGAGCACCTGGAGCACATACGGCGGTTGATAGGCGAGACGCCGGGGCTGGTGGAGTGATTCCAGATTCTAGAAAGTGGAACGCAATGGGACGCATGAAGGAACTCGACATCCGCATCCGCCAGGGCGGCGACGATGCAATAGCGGCTGTGAGCGAACTGCTGCCGCGCTGGATTCCGGTGAGCGAGCGGTTGCCGGTGACGCCGTTTGGCGAGTCGGAGTGCCACGGTGTGCAAGTGCTGGCGTGGAGCAGGACGAACGGCTTCGACACGGCGTGGTTTGAGCGCGACGAGGAATACGGAAACCGGTGGACGTGGGAATGCGTAAGCGACCCAACGCACTGGATGCCACTCCCCGAGCCACCGGAGGCGACATGACGCAACAACGCACAAAAAGCGACATATCGCCGGATCGTGTCGCCAACGGCGACATTGTTGAACGACTTCGAAAGTGGTTCCACGACGTGAACGCCGTTTCGGCAATCGACGTGATGGACGAGGCCGCGAACGAGATCGAGCGGCTGCGGCAATCTGACAGGCCACAGCCTATCAAGCCCGCCGAGGATACACACGCCACGCACGCTACACCGTGCGAGGGTAGTGTGCAGGGCGAGGGTGCGCTCACCGACGAGGAGCGTGAGGCTGTCTATCGCGCCGAGGCGCGTCTGCGAACCGCGTATGTGCCGGATGATGCGACAGCCGCCACGCTCCGCAAGCTGCTGGAGCGGATGCCGTGAATCGTGGCGTTTGCCAGCGGTGCGCCGGTCGGTGGTCGAAGTGCTGGCGGTGCCAAGCCTCTCGTCATGTTGTGCGCAGCGACGCTTGCCCCAAACGTGTTACAAAATCGACAAAATGTGTACGGATTCCAATACGATCAGTCGAATAGGTGCATCTTCGCCAACTGTCGCAGCGCCATCGCCTCGACTCTCGCCTTGCTCCCTGGCTCTGCCGGCAGCTTGGTGGGCGGCGTCATGAACACTTCAATGTCTTCTGCCAGCGTCGCGGCTCGGTGCTCAACCTCGCGCACCGTGTCGAGCACTAGCGTGTGATCGCCTGCCTTGGCTCTGTCGCACAACTCGCCTTGCCCGCCTTTGCGTGGATCGTAGAGCAGTTCGATCGTCCAAGTGATGCGGGCACCGACGCGAGCGAGTTGCGTCAACCACTTCCGCAGCTGCGGCGAGAGCCTTTCGGGCATGCGGCGTTTCTTGCCCTTCGGTGGTGGCAGTTCGTCGTCGCTCAGAAGTGACCGCTGTACCTCGCCCATGCGTGCGAGTGTCGCCAGCGTGTCAAGTCTTTCGGGCTTCCCGGCACGCCTGACGCATCCAAGTACGGTTCGCCATGCTCTCGAACCACAGCCGTGCGAAAGATTCCACGGCGTCAGTGCCGACATCGCCGTAGAGTTTCTGCAACTCTGGCGAATCGCCCCACATGGCTTCGACGTCTTCCCTGACCTTGGCGATCAGCACCTTGGCGTCCTTCACCGCCGCCATCTCGCTCTCTGGCTGCGCCCTGGCAAGCTTCGTCCAATGCTCGGCATTCCAGCAGCGGCAGACGGCGTCCACGAACTCGTCAAATGCACGCCCAGCGGCAACGGCTCGCGGGCCGACTTCAGCACGCAACCGGCTCCGCAGATGCGGCAGCATCCCAGCCGGCGCGTCGTCCACCGTCACCTCCCGCCCGCAGGCCGAGCAGGTGCAGCAGGCGTGGACGACGCGCCGGGCGGGCATGTTCCTGTCGGGCACGCTTTGCCGCCGCAGGTCGGGCATGCCGTGCGGTGCCCGTCGCCGTGGACGATGTAGCCACGCCCGCCGCAGTCCGTGCAGCAGCCCGGCTTAGGCTCTGGCTTCGGCTCTGGTGCCTTGTCCGGTGCCGTGGCGGCATAGGCGACGCTGACCGCCGCCGAGGCTCTGGGAGCCTCTTGGTCGATCTGTGCGGGGTCAGCCGACAGGGCGGCCAGGACCGAGAGGATGTATTGCCACATGCGTCTCACCATCCTTGCCCGTGATTGATCACTCTGTGCCCGTTCTCGTCTACCCGTGCGTGTACGACGTAGTGCTGCGGCTCTGCTGGCGGCGGCTCGGCAAACATCATCGCCCACAAGCCCAGCCGGGCGAGACGCTGGACGAGTCGCAGTACCGGGCGGCTAGGCTCTGGCTTCACAGGCGAATAGTCCGATGTCGCCGCCCACCATGTCAGCATCACGGCGACCAGGGCGACGACGACGGCAGTCTGTAGTTCTCTCTTGGTCATCGGTCCACGCTCCAGATCGAGTACAGGAACATCACGACGCAGGCACCGACCACGCTGCCGATCAGCCCGGCGGGAGCGTCACCGAACGGCAAGCCGCCAGCGAGCGAGCCGATGACGCCCAGCCCGATCGTCGGCACCCAGCCCTCAGGGCACTTGCCCGGCATGATCGCCTTGGCGATACCACCGGCGACGGCACCGAATACGAGCCACACGACGAGCGACATAGGCGTCTCCTACTGTGCGAGATGAAACGTGTCTGCGATCAGGCGAGCGGGTGACGGCTTGCGGGCGGTCTTCTCAGGCGGCGCAGGTGCGAGCCATCCGCCGTGGTCAAGGTCTCTGTAGCGGAAGTTCACGCCCGAGATGCTGAACGAGTCTTGACCCGAGAGCATCGCATCGACGGTCTCACGGGAGACCCAGAACGAGCCGTCCGGCTGGTCGCTCGGCCACTTCGGGCCGCCGTTGAACACGCCCCAAGAGTTCAGGCACAGCAGCCCGTCACGCTTGCCTTCGTTCTTGGCATACCTGACGGCGATGAAGCACATGCAGTGTGCCCACGATCCCTGCCGTGGCGAGAATCCATCGGCGTCACGCTGCGACGAGAAGCCCACGCCGCTACACACCGGAACCGGGTAGCCGCTCTCGATGCTCGCTGCCGCTTCGTCGAAGTTCCGCACCAGTGCCACGTTCTTCGCCGTGGTCTTGTTGGCGAGCCGCGCGAGTGCCAGCCCGTTGGCACCGCCACCGCACAAAAGATTGCCCCATTCTTTAGCTCGTGTAGGGCTGTACGTGGAGAGGTCGACGCCGGCGTATTGCTGGCGAAACAGGATGCCGCCGACGCTTGGGTCTTTGCACTTGCCAGCCACCCAGCGTGCAGCAGCGCCACCATACGAGCCATCCGAGTAGCCCGCCTGCGTCACTGGCGGAAGCCTGCCGGCGGTCCTTGATCCTGAGTACAGCGGCTCAGTCGCCACCAGCTTCGGCGGCTCTGGCAATTCGCCCTCTGCCCAATCGACGCACTGGCCGACGTACGATCCCATCGCCCAGCCGAACGACACACAGTCGCCGATGCCCTGCTTCCACGGCCCAAACGGCTTGCCGTAGACCTGGCGGTGAGCACGGTCGGCGAAGCGGTAAAGAAACGTGTCTTTCTGCTTGGCGTTCTTGATGACGTCCTTGGCGGCGTCCGAGAAAAGCGGCTGGTCGAGTTCAGCCAAGAACGCCTGCGTTCCTGCCGGGTCTGGCGTATATCCGAACTGCCCGTCAATCCGTGCGACAACGCGGTGCGTGGCACGCTCCACGAGCGCGCCCAAAATCGCCATGACGATGACGAATCCGACAGCACCGATAGACCAGCGGTTAGCGCGTGACATCGGCAGCAGCCCTCGCAAGGTCACGAAGTGCCGACACCCACGCCGCCCGGCTCTCTGGCGTCACAGGACCGCCGGAAGCACCCACGGCGTCGTCAAGGAACTTGTGCACGGCGTCCCTGACGTGCGGCTGGCGAGCACCGATGCTGTCGCCCTTGCAGCGAGCCTCACGGGCTGCGATACGCAGTTCGTCAAAGGCGACGCCCGTCTTCAGCCGTTGGTCGTGCGTGCCGTCGTACTCGATGCACGACGCTAGTTCGTCGCACAGAGCCGACAGCGTGGCGGCGTCGCTCGCCGCCTGCGGCCCAACGAACTTGCCACGCAGCGTGAACGCATCTGGCGGCACGGGTGCCGGTGCAGGCGTCGGCGTGTTCGAGCGGCTCGGCATGAACGCAATCGCCGCAGCCACGAGCAACGCCAACACGGCGACGTGCTTGCCGTCGATCGTCGGCATCTTTGCCGTAGCGATGAACGCCTTCGCCTTCTCGGTGATCTGCTGACCGGCGAGCAGATAGACGGCGAACGCCACGAGTAGAGCTGTGATCACGCTGAAGCCCTCACAAGAGGCAGTAAGGATTCAATGGCACCAGATGCCAGGGCGAGCACGAACGCACGCAGGGCAGGACGCAGGACCGCCCAGAACGGCCACGCCACCAGCGGCAGGCACGACACGGCAATCATGTCGAAGAGCGACGCTACGGCAGCGAGTGCGATAGCCTTCTTCTCCGGCCCGGAGATCGACGTCGTGGCGTCCAGCGTCTCGACGCACAGCCGCAGCAAAGCGACCAGCAGAGACCCGAACTCACTCCACGTCAGACCGTCACGGGCAAGCACTTTAGAGGTGGTCAAAAACGCACTCACCTTGTGCTCGATGTCGAGGAAAGGGTGTGCGGCAGCAAGCGGTGCGTCAGTGACCATGCCGCCAGACTAGGGCGGCTGGGCGGCTACAGTGACCGGGTGTGACTGGCTCGGCTTGCTAGCCGCCCGGCAGCCCTAGAAACGTGGGATTCGTCCCAAAACAACTGCAACTGACCGCCTGGGATTTTTGCTTGCTTTCGCAAATTGTCCGCCGACCATGCTGGGCGAAGGTTGGTGTAATGAAATGCGACACGCTGTTGCTCTGGATCAGTCAAGTTAAAGGCGCTGCATGGAATTATGTGGTCAATGTGCCAAAGAGACCTGTTTTCCCAAGACATGCCGTCAACAAATTGTCGCGTGATGTGCGACACAAGGTCAGCGAGCGAGCAGCCAGCAACATCCACCAGCCCGGCACATTTACCAGCAGACTGGCGAGAAAGAGCACCGTTGATTCTGCGGCGAAGTCTGTCGGCAATAAGAAAACACGGATCGGATGCCCGCTTGTGTCTCATGTACGCAGCCAGTTCGCGTCTCTTCGCGCCCCTTCTCGCCTTATCGTTTTCTCTGCATCTTAGATAGGTGGCTCTCTGCAAGTCGCGGGCTTTAGCGGGATCTTCCGCCACGCGAGCGCGATTTCTTGCGTTGATCTTTTCACGATTTCGCTTTGCGTAAGCGCACACCCGCGCAATGATTTCGTCTCGTTTCGCCAAATATCGCGCCCTGGACTTCTCTCTTACTAGGACTGCATTTCGCTCTCGCCATGCAGCGTTGGGTTGCTTGGACTTTTCAGGGTGCGCCAATCGAAAGCGACGCATCCACTCTCTGTGATACGCAAGTCGCTTTTCTCGTTGCTGCGGCGTTTCATTTGCGCGCCGCTTTGACGACTTGTTACAGTCAGACATAGCCAACTCTCCTATTTGCGTAGGCGTGGTGGTCAGAGTCCTGGCGAATGTTGAAGCACTCGCCGGGACTCGCTATTTATATCCCCCACAAGGCAGGATCACAAGCGTTCAGCGTCCGGTGCCTTGCAGCCGTCGCCACGCAGCTTTCCGTCGTTGAGGTGCGGCCAAAGCTCCTGCGAGTGGATTGCAGCCAGCATTCCCCACGCAGCGTGCCCGAGGTGCGGCTCGCTTCTGTCGCCGCCGAGGAACTTGTAGATGTGTGCGATGACGTGGTTCAGCAGGTCATGCACGGGCATGCCCTTCTCCCAGTTCCAATCGCCGTACTTCTCAGCGCCCTCGGCGCACGCACGGGCGACTTCTCGCAGGCCGATTGGAGAGACAAGGTCATACCGAAACTGCTCAACGTCGGACGAGCGTACGGCACCCGTGCCAAACTTGGCTGTAGTGCCGGGCCGGATGTCGTCGGCTGGCTGTGCCAAGATGCTGTCACCCGTCCACCGGATGTCGTCCGGTGCCGCTTCCATCTCACGCTGTCCTTGCAAGATCCAATCAGCCGGGATCTGCTCTTCTCTCTCGGCGGCGTACTTCTCGGCACTCGCCTGCGTGATCTCCCGCCACCGCTCCGGTGCGTCGTCTTCCTTGGCGTGGCACTTGCCGCCGTCGCAGCATCCGCCAGCTAGGCGAGTCTCTACAGCGGCTCGGAGTTGTGCGTTGCTGCTCTCTAAATCCGTAAGAAATTCTTGCATCTTTTTCCTTTCGATTAGGAGTCGAGCGACATCCGCCGCCAGCGATCCCGATGTGCCGCACCACTGGCCCTGATAGCGATACGCTCGCTGGCGTGCCTCGGCGATGTACTCGTCCGTCAATTCGTATTCCATGCGTCAAGCCTTCTGCGTCCGCAGGTCACGGTCGCAGTAGATCGGCATGGCTTTCGTCACCTCGTGGCGTCCGTGGTCGATGACGATGCACGCCTGGCACGGTGGCTCATATGCCGCCTTGATTCTCGTGGCGTATGCCGAGTGCCCGATGACGCTGCCGTTGGCGACGTAGCGACCAGCCCGCAACCACTGGAACTGATGCCAGTGCCCGAAGCACGTCAGGTCCGCACGCTTCACGGCGTCCCACGCTGCGATAGCTTTGTTGGTCGGAATCGTGATTCCGCCGATGCCGCCGCCGTACTTGATGGCGTGGCCGTGGTGAAAGCGAATCAAGAACCCGTCAAGGTCGAGATAGTTCAGATACCCGGTGCCCACCTGCCAGCGGACGTTTTTCCGGATCTCTGCCGCAGCCATCGTCAGGTAAAGATTCTGCTCGAACGAGTGCTCTAGCTCAGTGCCGATGCGTAGCTTCTCGGTGCTTCGCCCGTGGTTGCCGCTGTTGGTGGCGACGATCACCTCTCGTGCGTTCTCTGACACGGCGTCAAGAAAGCCACGCAGCCGGGCACCAATCCAGCGGGTAGCCGTGAGCGGTGCCAACTGTGCAAGCTCTGCGGTGTCGTCGTGGATGTGCCCACTAATGAAGTCACCGCCGAGCCAGACAACGACACGGTCGATCTTCGCCAGGCGTCGCTCGTGCTCAAGCAGCACGGCGAAGCGTTCCATCAGTTCGCTCATCCGCTGGTCGCACACGTCGAGGCTGTAGTCGTTCAGCCCGTTCACCGTGTCGGGATCGACACGCTCTTCGGCGTGGATGTCTGAGAGCAGAACGACCATCGTGGCGTCGTGCTTCTTGCGTACCGTTTTTGGTACACCATTCCGCCGTACAGCCTCGATGCCGGTCAGCCCGGCGATTGTGTCGGCTCTCGCACGCTCGGCGTCGATGGCTTGCAGAGCCGCCTTGTAGCGTCCCTT